CTGAATGCATCCGTGTTAAATGCTGTTATGTTACTTACTTGTTCCATTGCACGGAAACTGTCAGAAAGGCTCGTGGTCATGTCCGGAGTGTTTGTATCCATGTTCAGCGTTGCTTCTCTTGGAAACATTTTTACTCCACCGTATCCATATTCCAAATCCGTTATTGGATTACGGCTGCGCCAAACATACACGCTCTTTCTCGCATTAAAATCATAGTAGGGTATCTGCATGTCAAAGTTAAAATCTTCCAACACGTCAGCATCCGCATCAACTATGTAGAACATGTCCGTGGTTGCACGCCTTGCTGCTTCTATGTGTGCTTGGTGTATGCCCTTGACATCTCTTGTCCATTTCGCATGCGGTGCTTTTTCAAGCAGTTTATTAAAATTTGTTTCTGCGTTTTCTTCATGATAGGATATGAAAGCAACATCATATGGAACTGGTTGGCTTGCAGTAATATCCATTTCCTTCTTGTTGGTAAAGAAACGATAGTCCCATTCTCTCTGTAATATTCTTGCACGCTTGGGAAATATGCAGATGCCATCATGGTATGCACCATTGCGGAACACGTGGATATATTTTTCATCCCACTCTGGTATGCGATAGTCAAACTCAAAACTATCCTCCAGGATTATGTTATCCCACACTGCCCAGAAGTGTTTTGTGAGTGATTTGTTTGCTACCTTTTCAAATGTATCGCAGTGTTCTGCCTTCTGAGCATTGGGAACACGCTGCTTGAAACTTTCCCAAGCCGCTTGATCTACCGCTCCCCTGCTAACATAAAATACATCATACATAAGTTTGGCTGTAGTAGGTTGTTCCCATGTTAATGGATTCGTTGTATAGATCCACGGTGTATTTGCTCATCGCAGGATCAAGATACGGATAGTTAAACCCAAGGCCGTGTTTTAATTTTTCCCCCAATGATTTAATTTCCTCTATCATTGCCGTTTCGTCATTCTCAAATTTCTTGGCATGCGTTTCGTATTCTTCCTTTAGCAATTCAAAATCCCTCACACGCACATGATCCCAGTCCGTGCAGTTGGTAAGATAGTTGCCCTGCCTCGCACCCAGGATTGCAAACAGACCATTCTCTGTGTGGCTGCCCACAGTGCTCCACTGCCTTAAGCGATGAATGTTATGCCACCACACACGCTTTTCAATTTCCTGTGCGGGCACCTTTAGTCCGCCATCCAGCGTCATCTTGACACCTTCTCTGAATCCAGCACGCCATGCCATGTATGGTGTTGCGTTGATTACGGTATCGCTGTATGTTCTTGGAAAGTTTCTGTATCCTTCTTCCCAACAAAAATCAACCTGTGCCCTTTCTGAATCAGCATTTTCATGCGTCTTCATGTTTAGCACGTGATCTCTATTCCACAGTTTCAATCCACCATTGCCATAGCGCAGGCCATTCACGTTGTTGCGGCCGCACCAACTGTATGCACGAATGTCCGGATTGTCCATGTCTATTTCTATGTCAAAGAATTCCGGATACACAATGTTATCCGCATCCACTGTTAATACCCAATCAGTTTCTGATTGTTCTGCTGCTGCCTTGTGTGCATGATCCGAACCCTTTACACCGTGTATTCTTTTGGCCCAAGGCACCTTGTTGCAGAGATCCGCATAGTTTAGATCAGCATTGGGCTCATCATAACTAAGAAAGAAAACATCAAACTCTACTACCTTTTTCATTTAATATCCAACACGTAATTCTTAAATAATCTTCTGGTGTATATGCTAAACCTTTTAGGTAATTTTAAGTTCTTAAATTCTACAGCATTTTTTAAATCACCTATTTTTACATTTACTTCCTCATAAACAACGTGAGGATCATTATAGTCAGTAATTAAAAAATTTAATTCAGTTTCGCCATCCCAGAATACATTCCTTTTTGATACTGGTTGGAATTTATCATCTAATTTTTTAGTGCCGCTAAATTCTTCCGACAATTCAACAATTAAATTATTACTATTGTAAGTTAAGAATATATCAGGTTTTTCAACTTCACTCCATTGAACTTCCACTATCCTATGTAGAATATCATCAATCTTGTGTAAATTTTTTACTTCTGTTATTTCTAATTTTCCTGACATTGCATCAATGAAACACTTGCTTATTCTTATTTCACCTGTGATTATGTCTTCTGCTATTTTATTTTCTATAGAAATTGTATTTTTAAATCTATCAGTATCAATGGAATAGTCTGGGCCAACTGCTAGTACTCTACCAGTCTCTTTATCATATGCAGCAAGATACTTTACTTCTGGTGCGACATAGTTTTTCAACCATTCGTCAAAATCAGGAAGTTTTAATTTTTCTTCCATGCTATCTCCTCCAAAATGTTTATTGTTTCTAGTGTAACTCTATCCTTCTCTACATAATGAACAATATCGTGCTGTTGATAATTTCCTATTTTTAATTGTGCTTGTGTGTTAAAATAAAATCCAACGTGATCAAATACACTTTCAGCGGGCCATGGCCAATCTTGTATCATTCCCTTGCAATGAACTACTCTAGGAAATTCTAAAGGATATGCTATCTCATTAGTTACATCTAATATTTTTGCAGCAAGTGCAAATGCTTCATCCGTTCCTAATACGCTAGGCTTATAATTTGTCAAAAACAAATTACCATACTCATTAGGATTCTCAATAATTGCTCTTTGTAAGTTAAAGAAATCTTTTGCTAACGCACTATCTTTAACAAAAAACGTATAAAAGGAATATAAATTAGGTAAATCGTTTGCTGTAAAACACTTTCTGTAATAATCATTTGTTACTACATCTCCCCTGTAGGTAAATGATTTATTAGCAATATATAATTCGCAATTTTTAATAAAATATTCTGCCCAATGGCTATAATCTCTTAGGAATAACATGTCTGCATCAAGACACACTGTATGTTCAAAAGGTGTTAGTTGATCCATGTATGAGCGGCCATCCCAGTGTTCAGCACCATCCCATTCTATTATTTTATCAAACACCCATGTTGATGTGAAACTCTTTATTCGTTCCTTGTCATTGATTACCAATGCTACCTTGTCGTATCCTTCTCGTTGAGTATTCTTAATGCTAAGTGCAAGTGCATATGCCAGTTTGGCATAGTTTGTGTCACCCTTGTCGCTTACAATTATTAGATAACCAAAGTTCATGCTAACTCCATTAACTTATCTATATTTCTTGTTATGCTTTGCTTATTCATTATGTGAATATCTCTTCCTTTGATCTTTGTAGCAAAATAATTTTTATCCAGATGTTGTGATACTAAAAAAGTTAAACCTGTTTCGTCAGCATCATATAGAATATCCTTGTCAGGAACTGATAGCACCGGCGGTAATGCATAGTCATCATCAGTTTCATATCCATACATGATGTGTCTTGCTATGCTAAACGATATATCATTCCTATAGAGCCTATTGTCAAATCTGTATGTGTCGGCAAACAATGTATAATTTTCTCTAATGTATTCTACTAGATCAAAGAAAATTTTTGTATTTTCATTTTTAGAAAACATTACTGTTGTAGCCCATAAAAGTTTCACGCTAGTTTCAGAAACAAATTTATCAAGGTATCCTATCCTGTCATCGCCATACACGTCATTATATTTGTTTGAAATAAGAATATCGCTATCAACATCCCAAAAGTTGTTAAGTGTATCAGAAAAAATAAAATAATCACAATCTATCAATAATGTTCTATCATAGGGTGTAATGTTCCAAACACTATTTCTATTTGAATTTCTGAAAGGTGCAATAATTTTTTCAGTTCCATCTGAAAATGTTCTATTTTGATTTGAAAGAGGTGGTTCAGTTATTATAATCTTGTCAAAAATTTCGCTTGCTTTCTTAAAAATTTTAGACTCTTTCATCCACTCAACCGTTGATGAATCAGTGGCCAGACTAACAGGAACGTTTAGATTTTTCTTGGCTAATGAACCGCACACCATTGCAATCTTTGCATAATCGATCTGGCGGCTATTGTGAGCGAAAACTAAGACACCTTTATTCATGATTCAAGCAATGATTCTACTGAGCGTGCTTTTTTAATTTTTTGATATTCCTCATGATATTCAAAGGTTGCTGAAAAATATCTATCAAAAACTTCTTCTCTGAATGTAACCAAATCTTCAATCAAAATTGGTGTTTCGTTAGAATCTAATAGAACTACGTTTTCCGATCTATCCTTGTAGATCAGCATTTCCACAAAATTCAATAGTGTTCTATCAATTTTGAATATGCCACCATTAAACCCATAGGTTAATTTGGCATCAATTTTTTCTTTTAGGGTTTTTCTTTGGATCGAAAAAGTCTGTCTATACTTAGAAAAATCCAAAGCCTTTTTGTATTGTTCCTGCATATGCTTCTCCTTATTAAAGTAGCATATTATTTATTAGGAGTTGGGCGGGGTGGAAAAATTTTTATGTTGGTATGATGCTACCAATCGTAACGGTTGGTGTAATTATGGTAAAGTTTCCTGCTGTAATGGGTTCAAGAACTCCTGTTGCTTCAAGAGTATCAACATTAAGTGTGATTGTTCCATCAACAAAGTCAGGTCCAAACGGTCCAGGTCTTACGGGTGATCCACTTTCTGTATCACCACCTAGAGGAACGTGGTTGTCCACCCATTCAACTAAAAAGTCTATTTCGCGTGCTGTTCCTGCACTATTGTCAGCAACTGTAGGTGTTCTAGCAGAAATTCTCCATTGATTAAGAGTGTATGGTGATGATCCTGTCACCGTGCTCCATACTTGATAGGTACTGCTTAGTCTAAAATAGTTTGTTCCATCATTTGGTTCGGTTCCTGTTCCGGGAGAGTTTCCTTGGAAAGTTCTTGTTCCCGCTGTAGTTAGTATTGAACTCCAAGATGCATTTTGATTATTAGAAGTTCCGCCAACTCTACTACTACTAAATTGCACTGCTGAACCAGAATTAAAAAAATGTCTTGCATCTGCAGATGTAGGCCAAAATA